ATTTTAAAGAATCAGGAGCTAAAATGGGAAATTCACCTGTGGATAGAAACAAAGAATACATGAGAGAGATGTGGGGAACCACAAAACTCGCCTCAGACTATGGTTCAATGCAACAAAAACCAAAAAGAGTGCTTACAGAAGTGATGCACGACCTTGCACCTCATCATGATCTTAAAAAACAGACAGAACTGCACGAAAAAATTCGTAATGACGATGATTATGATGATTGGGAATACGGAACAGAACCAAATTATGGTAATCCATGGAAGTAAATATAAATAAAATCAAGAAAACTCTAGTCTAATGGCAGAACAAAGGATATCCAAATCGTTTAAAGACATTAGTTTATCCTTTGTCCCTCATCCAGTGACAAAGGATTTGCAAATCTTAAAAAATGAGAATGCTATTCGCAGATCTGTAAGGAATGTTGTAGAAACCATCCCTACAGAAAGATTTTTCAATCCTTTATTTGGTTCTGATGTTAGAGGTAGTCTGTTTGATTTTGTTGACTTTGGTACTGCATCAGTAATTCAAAGACAAATTTCAATTGCAATAGAAAATTTTGAACCAAGAGTTAATAATGTATTTGTTGAGGTAACTCCACAACCAGATCAAAATGCATTTGAAGTGATTGTTGGATACAATATTATTGGACAAGAGTTTCCGTCACAAGAATATACATTCCTCTTAGAGGCAACAAGATAAAAAATGCCTTTTACTAAATTTACCAATCTAGACTTTGACCAGATAAAGACCTCGATCAAAGATTATCTTCGTGCTAATTCAACATTTAGCGACTTTGATTTTGAGGGGTCCAACTTTTCAATATTAATTGATACCCTTGCATACAACACATACATTACTGCATTTAACAGTAATATGATTGTTAATGAGTCTTTCTTGGACTCGGCAACTCTTCGTGAAAACGTTGTATCTCTGGCAAAAAATATTGGTTATGTACCACGCTCTAGAACAGCAGCAAAGGCAACTATATCGTTCTCTGTGACCACTACAGAGAGTGTTCCTACTCTCACCCTTAAGAGTGGTTTAGTATGCGTTGGAGAAGCAAATGACACGTCATACACATTCTCAATACCAGAAGATATAACCGCTAATGTCGTTAATGGCGTAGCACAATTTAACGAGATAGATGTATATCAAGGCACTTACTTAACAAAATCATTTACATATGATGGATCTTTAGATCAAAGATTTATTCTGAACAATCCATATATTGATACTTCCACACTAAGAGTATATGTAAAGAAAACATCTGAAAGTGGACTTGGAATTGAATATGATATTGTAGATAATATTTTAAATGTAACCGCATCATCTAGAATCTTCCTTATACAAGAAATTCAAGATGAAAAATATGAGATTATTTTTGGTGATGGTATATTTGGCAAAAAACTTGGTGATGAAGTTGGATCTGACGGAACATCCATAACTTCTACTTATATTGTTACAGATGGTAGAGATGGAAATGGTGCAAGTGCATTTTCTTTTGCAGGAAGAATCGTAAAAGTAGTTAACTCTGTTGAAACTACAGTTGATCCGGGTAGTGTATCAATAACCACGGTTCAGTCTGCTATTAACGGGTCTGAAATTGAGTCCATCAATTCAATCAAATATTATGCACCAAGAGTTTATTCTTCGCAAAATAGAGCAGTAACATCAAGAGATTATGAGGCAATAATTAAACAGATCTATCCAGAAACAGAATCTGTTGCTGTAGTTGGCGGCGAAGAATTAGATCCACCAGAATACGGAAATGTTATTTTAAGTATTAAACCAAAAAATGGAACATATGTTTCAGATTTTGATAAATCAAGGATTCTTAGTGATTTAAAACAATACACTATTTCTGGCATTAATCAAAAAATTATTGACCTTAAAATACTATATGTGGAATTAGACTCTTCTGTTTATTATAACAACTCTCAAATATCTAATGCAAATACTTTAAAAACAAGAGTTGTAAATTCACTTACAAAATATTCAGAGTCTCTAGATCTTAATAAATTTGGAGGAAGATTTAAGTATAGTAAAGTTCTTCAAATAATTGATAATACAGACTCTGCAATAACCTCAAACATTAGTAAAGTTATAATCAGAAGAGATTTGAGAGCATCTTTAAATCAATTTGCACAGTATGAATTGTGTTTTGGAAATAGATTCCATGCAAATTCTGGAGGATATAATATTAAGTCAACAGGATTCAGAGTTTTTGGAGATGCAAATACAGTATACCTAACAGATGTTCCAAATTCAGATTTGAAAACTGGATCATTATCTATTGTAAGACCACTTAGTGATGGAACTATCAGAATTATATCTAAATCTGCAGGAACAGTCGATTACATCACTGGTGAAATTAAATTGGGTACAATAAACATCACGTCTACAGACAGACCAAATGGTGTTATAGAGATTCAAGCATTTCCAGAATCTAATGATGTTATTGGATTAAAAGATCTATATTTGGTATTTGATATTTCAAAAAGTCAAATAAATATGCTAAGGGATGTAATCGCTTCTGGTGATGAAATAACTGGCAATCTCTTCTCAAGAGAATATTATACATCAAGTTATTCAAACGGGAATTTAACGAGAAACTAATATGATACAGACTGGATTTGAATCTAGAGTTAAGGTTCAACAAATTATTGAGAGCCAACTTCCAAGTTTTATATTGGATGAAAATCCAAATGCATCGGAATTTTTAAAGCAATATTACATATCTCAGGAATATCAGGGCGGTCCAGTTGATATTGCTGAAAATTTAGACCAATATTTGGAGTTAGATAATTTAATACCAGAAGTCATTCTGGATAGTTCATCACTATCTTCCAATATTACTTCCTCAGAGACAACAATAGAAGTATCAAGTACTAAAGGATTTCCGAGTCAGTATGGTCTTTTTAAGATAGATGATGAAGTTATAACATATACCGGAATTAGTGGAAATACTTTTACTGGATGTATTCGTGGATTTAGCGGTATTACTGGATATCATCAAGATTTAGACCAGGAAGAATTAATATTTTCTAAAACAACAGCATCTTCACACAGTTCTGGAACAACGGTAGAAAATTTAAGTTCTTTGTTCCTAAGAGAATTTTATGAAAAAATAAAATATACTCTTACACCAGAACTGCAAAAGATAAATTTTACTTCCAATTTAAAAATTTCAAATTTTCTCAAAGAAACTAAATCTTTTTATTCTTCAAAAGGAACTGATGAATCATTTAGAATATTGTTCAATGTTCTCTATGGCGAAGAACCAACCGTTGTAAACTTAGAACAATATCTAATCAAACCATCTTTTTCAGAATACTTAAAAAGAGAAGTAGCAATAGCAGAAGTTGTTTCTTTAAATTTTGATGAAGATGATTTTGATGCTACAAAATTAGTTGGTCAAACAATAATAAAAAATTCTGATGAAACAACCCGTGCTTCAATATCATCTTTAGAACCTTTTAGGAGAGATTCTAAAACACTTTACAAACTTTTTCTTTTTATTGGATATAATCAATTTTCTGCAGTTGAAGGTAATTTTACAATAACTCCAAGCACTAAATCAACTTTATCAGCATCTGTTGGTTCTGAAGTATTAACCGTAGATTCTACAATAGGATTTCCGGAAAGTGGAACATTAATATCTGGAAACAATACCGTATCTTATAGTAAAAAAAGTATTAACCAATTTTTGAACTGTTCCGGAATTGTATCCGAAATAGGAAAAAATGATCTAATTGTATCAAATGAAACCTATTACATATATCAAGACGGAGATACATCCAAAAAAGTAGAAGTAAGATTACTTGGTGTAATTTCAAATTTTGTAAAAGAATCTGAAAATATTAGAGTAACTGAAGGAAGCACCATATCAGTTAAAAATCTTGGAGATTTAATTAAAAATCCTTCTGGGGAAAAGACATATAAAGAAATTTTTGCAAATTCTTGGATTTATAATACTGCTGCAAAATATAAGGTAGACTCTTTCGATTCTAACTTCGTTCTTTCAAGTAATGTTGACAGATCAAGTTTGAAAGTTGGCGACAGAGTTGAATTATTGGAA